AATCGGTGGCGGTGGCATGATTGCTCCGTAAAAGAAGAAGAAGAGCCCTGATATATATGCCCGAAGTAGTGGCGGCGCAGAGCGGCCCGCAGGGGCGCGCATCGAACAGCTGGGATATTCTGGCAGCGCAAAACCCGAGCCCACCGGAGCTTGGTGAGCGATCCGAATCCGTAGAGGCGAAAGAGCCGGCGGAAGAACCCACGAGCGTTAAAGAGCCACAGGCTCTGGAGCCGGAAGCGAAAGCCGAAGAGCATCTCGAGTCGCAGGAAGACAGGAACGGGCAAGAGCAGCAAGAAGAACCGCAAGGCAAGAAAGAGAGCCGTTACGAGCGCACTAAGCGTCAGCGTAAGGCGTTTGAGGCTGAGCGTGCCAACTTTGAACTTGAGCGAAGGCAGCTTGCCGAGGAACGGCGAGCGCTGGAAGACTGGGCACGCAGAGCCAACGAACCGCCTTACACGCTCAAAGAGCTCAAAGGTTACCGTAAGCAGTGGGAGAAAGAAGGTAACTTCGATCTGGTCGAGAAAGCCGACGCTGAGATCCAGCGCCTGGAAGAATTAGAGGCCAGCCAGAAGCAGACCTTAGAGATCCCGACCAGCGGTACACCTGAGTTTCTGCGCCAATGGGAAGCGGCTGAAAAAGAGTTGTACCAGGTGGATTCCGAATTTCAACGTGAAGGGACACGCCTGGACAAGGTCTTGCGGGCGATGATGAGCGGACCAGACGGTCAACTCTATCGCCAGCATCCGCGCGGAATCATAGCTGCATATCACAGGGCTCGCCTGGCCATAGCCGAGGCCGATCTAGGGACGACCAGAGGCGAGGTGGCCAAACTCAAAAACGAAATTACCAGGCTGAACGGTTTGTTGGGAATCGGGGGCGGCGCAACCGGCGGCCGAGCGATAGGAGAGTTTAAAGGTAAAGACTTCTCTAGTCTCTCGACTAAGGAAATGCGCGAGCACCTCAAACGCAACGCGACCGTAGGGCACTGGTAGGTAGCAGCTAATACAATTATATGCCTCCTCCGGTTTACGGGGCTGTCACCACAACTGACAAAGCCTCTGAGTATCGACTCTATTTTTCCAAGAGCCTGCTCGATCACCAGATTGACACGCTCCAGCTTTATGACCTGGCTTACCAGGTCGAGATTCCAACGGGCCAAGGCGCCAAGACGATCCGTATGTTCAGGCCGCCAGTGGCGAATACCGCTAACGTCATCACGCTTTCGGAAGGCCAGCCTCCGAGCACTGCTCCGTACAAGCTGATATTCGAGTATATCACTCGCACGCTTCAGCAGTATGGCGGTTATGCTCAGGTCAGCGATATCATCGATGAAACTGAGTTTCTCAATACCGGTGATGCGCTGATGACCAAGTTTGGTGAGGAAGCGGCGCTCTGGGCTGACGGCTTGATTCGCGATAGTTGCATCAATGGTACGACTGAGGAACCGACGGCGTTCACCAAGTATTACGCGGGAGTGGCCACAACCTACGCAGCGCTAAACGGCCAGGCAGCCAATGCCAGTGTGCTAGGTAGCAAGGAACTGACGAACGTCGTGACTAAGCTGCGCAAACAACGGGCTCCCACTTTTGGCGATGGCACTTACGCCGCCGTGTTAGCCCCAGAGCAAGAAAAGGACATCCTCGACGAGGGTTCGAATGGCTGGGTCTATGCCAGCGCTTACCAGAAGCCTGAGCAGATCTGGAAAGGTGAGGTCGGGACGTTTATGGGCGTTCGGGTCATGCGTACAACGAACGCCTGTTACCAGAATGGAGCGGGTACCGAAGGCGTTTTCGTTGCCGGTGGCAACATTATTGCAGCCTTGGTATTTGGCCGGGACGCGTTTGCTTGCCCGAAACTGAGCGGAGAATCACCGGCTGCACCAAAGGTTAATACAATCACACAACCAGATAGTGCTAACCCATTTGGACAGTTCATCACGTACGTGTGGAAGACGTTTTTCAACGGCGTCTGCTGCAACTTGAACTTTGGGGTGACAGTCCAGACCCAGACGCAATACAGCGGAGTTTAGTTTTATGGCGGCGATTATCGCGATTGGCGTGAAAGAAAAGCCCGCCAAGCCTACGATGAGTCTGCCTCTGGATGCTCTGTCAACTGACGGAGCAGAACCAGAGGTGGGTGATGAGGTCGAACACTCGATCCGGGGTACGATCGGCTCAATCAAGGGCGATATGGCGACGATAAATCTGACGGCTCTGGACGGTAAACCCATTGAGGGTAGTCCGGAGGAAGAGGCGAGCGAAAGCCCGGAAGAGGAAAGCGCTGAGGAAGAAAGCGAGGGCGGTGAAACCGAACAGAGTCCGCCCAAGCGCAAGAGCAAGAACCCTGGGAATCCGGGGCGCCGAGTTGGGCCGCCGATTAACATTCCCGGTTTACCGCCAGCGGCTGCGGCTTTGGGTGCTCCTGGTGCTGCGGCTTTGCTTGGTCCCAGGGCACGGGCTCGCGCACAGACAGCGGCCTTAGGAGCGGGCTTGCGTCGGCGAGCGCGTGGTCAACCGATCCCGCTCATGTAGAACAATTGTTCCACAAGGAACATATGGGGTTAAACATCATTATCAGGGATAAGCGCTCCCGAAAGGAGCGCACCTATCATGAACGGGGTAAGGCGATGTTGCGGCACTTTTACGAAAGAGAGTGCCGCAATGAGCTGGGCGATTTCGAGAAGGTCACCAAAGGCGATGTGTTAGAGGCTTGGAGCGATGACGCGAAAGGCGATATCGATCCTGAGCTCTTAAAGTAGCGATGTACTCGATCACGTTCAGTCCGAGCGACAGTGATATCGAAACGCTGGAGAAGTTGTACTGCAAGTTCGATATCGGTTCGACCGGTTACCCGATGCCGCAATGGGAAGGGCGGCACATAAATGAGATGGTCCTGGAACGACCGTTGCGCTGGTGTTTTGCGCCGGAGGTATGGCTTAAACGTTTGCGACTTAATCGCCGGATGGTTAGCCCGATGCGCGGTGTGTTCCAGGAGATGTGGGAGAGGTGGGATCCGAAGAGCGCCGAGGCTGAGGGGCTAGACCAGTACGTGCGTTGTTACGCTTTCGGATGCGATGATCGGCCCAACCCATTTTGGTGGGGAGCCGGATACAGGCTGAGTCGGAAGGTGAGCGGAGTGGCGTTAGAAGAGGTGATCAAGATCTTTACTCGGCACGGGTTTACCTGGGCTGGGACGAGTGACAAGAAAAACCCGCGCGATTTTTTTTACCTTTGAACAAGCAGCAAATAAACGAGCTCTATGAGGAGAGCGTTTACCAGATTCGGCTCAAGGTGGCGGTTCAGCTTATGACGGTGAAGGGTGTTACACCCAGGCAGGCTTTACACGAGGCGGACGAGTTTGTTCGGATGTTAGAGAATGAAGGGGCGACCGAAATTCTGAACAAGTTTTAGCTTATGATAGGTGCACTGATCCAGTGGTTAATCTTAGTGATCCTGGTTAGTTTGCTTTACTGGATATTAGCTCAATTCGCGCCGGCTCCCATCATGAAAATTGCGATGGTGGTGTGTGTGGTCGTGATCGTGTTAGCGCTGGTGTTTTTGTTGTTACCGTTACTGCATTTGAGCGGGATTCATTAATATGGCTAAAAAGAGTGGTAGTTACTGGATTGCGGGTGCCATAAAAAAGCCCGGAAGTTTACGTAAATCGCTCGGAGTTAAAGAAGGTCAAAAGATTCCAGCAGCCAAGCTAGCGGCCGCGGCCAAGAAACCGGGCAAGCTAGGGCGCCGAGCAAGACTGGCTCAAACCTTAAGAAAGATGCACTGACCATGCCAGCAGGCGACATAACTCAGGGCTACATCTTTGTTCCGGCCGAAAAGAGCATCGACCAGGTCAAGATGAACGCCATTGTAGGCAACGCCTACATTAACCCGGCGTTTATCAGCGCTCAAACAGTGGCAACTACGACCAGTACAGGCGACTACTTTGTGTTCCTGCAGAGTGGTGGCACCCTGGCCAAGATCGTTTTTGATAATCTGGCTAATAGCTTAGCCCCCACGATCAACCAGGGGAACCAGGCTCAGATTTGGAACACTAGACTTCGGTCCTTTAATTCCGTTGGCAACTGCAATTTCGAGGTCGATCAGAGGAATGTTTTCGGAGCGATCACCGGACTTGGAGTCAACGTTTGGATACAAGATCGTTGGCAGTTTCAGCGTAGTGGTACCCTGACAGGTACAGTTAATAGTTCTCCGTCTACGCCTGCATTTGGAACGACGCAGATTGTTGTTCCCGGTACGAGTTTTGCAATTTCGAGTAAAGCTTTAGGACTTGCCGTTGGTACTGCTCAAGTCACGTTAGCAGCATCGGATTATGTAGCAATCAGCCAAACGATTGAGGGACCATTTTTTCGGGAATTATGTAACGATGTTCATTCAGTGTCGTTGTTGGTTTTCAGTAATCTCGCGGGATTGAAATTCTCGGTTTCATTGCGTGATCCCGGTTTAAGCCGTACCCTGGTCAAGCTTTGCACGATACCGACCGCTAATACTTGGACTCTTATTACTCTGCCAAATATGCCGGTATGGCCGACTGCCGGGAATTTCAGTACGGCTAATGGTGTAGCGGGTTACGGTTTCTCGATCTGTCTTGCATCTGGAACAACTCTTATTGCGCCAGCGGCTGACACTTGGCAGGGTGGAAATTTTTTAGGTGCTCCTGGCATGAGTAATTTCATGGCAACTTCTGGAAATAGTTTCTTCTGTGCCTTTGTTCAACACGAGTCAGGGAATCAGTCCAGCCAACTGATGGACTTGGATTTTCAGACTAATCTTTTCAGAGCACAGAGATACTTTCAGAAGACCTATGGGCAAGCTGTTAAGCCGGGGAATGCACTTGATAATGCTGGAGCAAACTTATTTTTTACTCCAGTAGCGGGAGCAACTCTCCAAGTTCCGGTTCGGTTTCCAGTTACAATGGCTAAGATACCGACAATGACCCTTTATAGTAATAATACTGGAGCATCTGGCGTTATTAGAAATTCCACCACAGGAGCCGATATAGCCGCAACTGTATCGTCTCCGCAGGATTCCGGCTATTCATGGATAAACATTACTGGAACAGCTCCTGCAGCTTCGGCAAACCTGCAATGGCATCATACCGCCGACACCGGCTGGTAACCTTATGGGCGATATTACATCAGGTTATATTTTTGTGCCGAGCGAGGGCACGAATCGGCTGACCAGTTCGAAGCTTAACCGGATGAATAACGGTGCTGTGATTAACCCTAGCTTTATCTCAGGTAAGCCAGCAGTCAGCGGGCCCTCGAGTGGCGACCAACTGATCATGCTCAAAGCCGATGGCACTTACGCCCGGGTACCAGCGACGGCTTTTGGGGGCGGTGGCACCGGCACGGGCGACATGCTGAAAAGCGTCTACGACACAAATAATAATGGCGTCTGTGATACCTGTGACAGCCTAGCTTGGGCTAAGCTGAGCGGAGTGCCGGCTGCTTTCCCTCCGGACTCGACGGCGATGCTTAAAAGTGTCTATGACACAAACGCTAATGGTGTGGTCGATACCTGCGATAGTTTGGCTTGGGGTAAGTTAACATCCGTGCCGAGCACCTTTGCGCCTAGTGCGCACGCGAGCACTCACCAGAGCGGCGGAGGCGATTCGATTGCGCTGGATACTCTGGCGGCACCGACGGACATCACAACGCTGAATGCTTCAAGTACGGCGCATGGACTTTTGCCGAAGCTTTCCGGTACGGTTACACAGTACCTGACTGGCTCTGGCACTTGGGTAGCGGTTCCTTATTCGAGCCTGACGGGTACGCCTTCGACTTTTAGCCCTAGCGCTCATGCTACGACTCATCTGGACAATGGGACTGACCCTGTGCCAGTGGCAACGACGGTTCGGACAGGTTCCTTGCGGATACTCTCTGGTAGCGCTACCCAATACCTTGATGGTACAGGAGCCTGGTCAACGCCTGCTCCGGCCGGCACGGTTAACCCCGGCACTTATACCGCGTTCACCTATCAAGCGAACTGGTCGGAGAATTCGACAGCGCGTTACCGGGTTGAGACAAACGGCAGTTTTCAGAAGATCGTTTTTAAAGGTTCGATTAAAAAGGCGGCGACTTTCACGACGAACCTGGCTGCGATTCTGCCTGCGGGCGCTCGGCCCAGTGATACGCGTCGGTTCAGCTTAAGCGGACAGGAAACCAATACAAGCCCTGATGAGTGCCTGTATACGGGTGTGATCGATACGTCCGGCAACTTCAATATTTACCCAGTCGTGCGTACGAGTTTTGTCTGGCAAACCTGGGCTAACCTGCAAACCATTTGGCTGGATGGCGTGAGTCTTGAAATTTAGCGGAGGATACTACAACGACGGTTTCTGATATAGCTGATTATACGACCAAGATCGTCGGCGATATCGACCAGGACACGGTCGCTTTCGCCAAGCAGTCAATTCGTCTCCGCTACCAGATTCTGTATGGGAGTCATAACTGGCAGGAATCGATCCAGAGCACTAATCTGAGCTTAAGCGATACCGACACATTTTTCCTTCCCGGTGACAGCGAACTCATTATCTGGGTTGTGCCCTTTATCAATAACGTTAAGTACAGCAAACTAGCTTACCGGGAGCGGGATTGGATCGAAACCCATGCGGCGATCGGACCGTATTTCACAAATTACGGACCAATTCCCAGCTATTTTTATCGTGCGCCAAACGTAGCGTTGCCGACGTTAAGTCCTGGAGCTCTGACTTTCAGTGTTCTGGATAGCAGTCCCGTCCAGATCTATGTGGCTGGTAAAGACGTAAACGCTAACCTGGTTAGCGAAACATTCCTGGCTAGTACATCGACTCCGGGTACACCGAGCCGGCCGGTCAGCGCTAACACTTATTCAACTGTCCTGACCATTTCCAAGAGCACCAGTGTTTATCCGGTCACTGTAACCGCAGCCGATGGAACAAGTGCGACTATGAGTCCGGGGCAAACCGAACTCGTGTTTACGCAAGGGGTGATGTGGCCGCCGCTGGTGGGCACAGGCACTTTTTACGTGGGCGCCAAAATGCGGGCTGATGTGCTGGATAACGATTTAAGTGTGCCGCGCGTCTCCCGGCTTTGGAATGTCCTGATCAGTTACACTAAAGCCGAGCTTTTGCAGCGCCAACGTCAATGGGGCAAGGCGCAAGCCCAGACTCAGGACGCGCTTAGCTTGGTATCGGCGGCAGTTAATGAGGAAAAGAATCAGGCCGCGTTCCGCCAACAGGTTGTTCCGATGCAGTATGACGGCAATTTCTTTCCCTGGGGCTCTGCTCAGTATCCGACAACTACTTACCCGTGGGGAGGTTACTAGCGTATGTATAACCAGGCGGCAGAGGTAGGGCTAGACGACGAACTGATCTTCGATCGTACGATTCCGCTTAACGGGATCAACGATGCATTGCCACCGGCCGAGATCGACCAGTCTCTCGCGGCTGCAGCCATAGACCGTTTAAGCGGACGGGACGGCTTAAATCGACCGCGACCGGGAGTGATTTACCGGGCGCAATCCAGTGATGCGACCAATTCGTGGGATTGGTCAATTCACATGAGTGGCGGTCTTTACCTCTGTGTCAGCGGCGGAGTTTGGTACACTTGGGATTCGCGTGGGCATGTCCTGACTAAGCTCGTAGGCGGTCCAGCGTATCCGGCCGGTTCCTTCATTTCTGGGGCGATGTGCACTGATACGGTTTACATGTGCAACGGAGGAGGGATTTCGAGCTATAAGCCAGGGACCGGATTTGGGACGGTGAGCACGTTGCCAAGCCAATATCCCAGTGCCTCTTACATCGTCTGGGGTTGTGGTCCGCGGCTCTGTTATGTGCCGCCGAATTCCAACGTGGTTGTGTGCAGCAATATCCTGGACCCGCTTACCTATGACCCTACTTTGCAGAACGTTATCACCTTAGATCCCATCACAGCCGATGTGATTACGGGGTTAGCCATCTGGCAGGATCAATCTTTAATCGTGTTTCGTAACGGTGCGGCAGCTCAGGTCGGAAGCGGAATCCAGGTGCCGATTGTGGACTGGCAAATCAACTGGGTCAGTCGCCAGACCGGTGCCGTTAATCACGGCACGATTCAGCAGTGCGGTCTGGACGTCTACTTTCTTTCTGAGACAGGCCGCGGCGTTTATGCGGTCAGCCAGATGCCAGCTAGCGACCAGCTCGGAGTCCAGGCACCGTTGTCCATGCCGATCCAGAACACAATTAAGCGGATTAACTGGGTGGCAGCCAGGACTACCGCTCGAGCTATCGTTTGGGCTGATCTGTACTTGCTGGCGGTGCCATTGGATGCCTCCAGTGTGAATAATTGGATCTTGGTTTATTCGATTGCGCTTGGCACTTGGCAAGGTGCCTGGGAACTGGAAAGCGCTCCCAAGACTTTTTCCCGTGATGCGACGAACCCTAACCAGACCAACCTTCTGGTAGGAATGACCAATGGAATTCTGGCCGATTGGACCTTTCCACCGCAACGGCAGTACTGGGATTTGAAATTAGACGGACTGACTCCGCGTTATTACTCCTCAAGTGTTACGACTCGCAGTTTTACTTTCGGGGAGGATTTTAACCAGGTCGGCCCCTATAACGCTCAGTTCACGTTCTTAGAGAGTGAAGAGGATGTAACGATCACTGCGGTGCTTGACCGTGAACCCAGCGCGATTGAGACGGTGGCTACGACTGGGCCGCCGCAGACCAATCTAACCATTCCAGCGCTGCCCTTTGACCTAAGCGGGATCGGTTATGTGATTCAGTCGATAGCGTTGCAGCGAGTCGGCTTGTGTAACGAGTTGCAATTTGATATGGAGGGAACCGGTAATTGGACACTAGCGAAAATATATTGCGCAGCGTTCTCAGTGAGAGCGCAGCCCAACAAGTGACAAAGGAGCAGGGACTTAAAGAGTGCCTAGCATACATGCGCGAGCACCTAGGTTGCTGGCAGAGTGCGCCCGACGCTGATCTGTACGCTTGGTTAGAGTGGCACTGGGATATGGGGCTGGTGGCACCGATTCTTAACCATGTCGGTAAACTAGCTACTTTGCTGGTGATCCGTTACATCGATTCTGCTGAGCTGTATCAAAGGACTTACATGCACCAAAAAGGCGGCAAAATATGCGTAGTGGTGCTTCTGATTGTAACCGAGTCGCCAGCATTGGAAGCAGCGGTTGACCGGCTGGCGCATCAGTGGGGAAAACCGCTCTTTTTGATGCATCAACGCTATAAGTGGGGTGAGCGTTGCGAGCCGAAAATCCTAGCCTGGACAAAGCTTGAGCCTCACCTGAGGAAAATGTATGCCTTCTCCTAAACCGCCAACGCCGCCAAGCCCCCAGGAATCGGCCAGCGCCGCGCTTCAAGCGCAGTTGGGGGGCGACATCTACCATACATTAAATGCGCCGCTGGAAGGTTACGCTGACCTGTACTTACAGAGTATGCTCGGACCCGCCAGAGCCCAACTCCAGAGCGGACTAGCGGCCCAGACGGCGCTTCAGGGTGCCCGAGCTCAGCAGGCGGTTCAAGCTTCGGTTGACCCGATGGCGTATGCAATCAGGCAGATGAACTTGAAAGCTAGTTCCAGTCGCTTGGGTCAGCTTTACGGAATGGACCCGAGCGCTTTTGGATATAAGGCACCGGGAGCGTTTGCGACGCCGACCAGTGCTCAGCTTCCGCCTATGAGCAGTATTGAAGCGCTGACTGGGGCAATCTCGCGTAACATGGTGCCCGTCAGCTTGGGTAGTCATGGGGATATTAATATTGGTACTCCGCAAGGCGGAGGCACGATTCCCGCCAGTGTGTTGCCGGCAGCCAGTGGCGGTGGAGCGGTCCCAAGCTACTTAGGATTAACATAAATTTATGGCAAATGTTGGTAAAGCTGCTGGTCCGGGCACATTAAAAAATGCTCCCAAAACGACGGCTGCTCAGACTCAAGCTGGTGCGGCATCCGCTCCAGTTAGCTATTCTCCTGCTGCTGCGGCACCTACGGTAATCGCGCCGCGTACTCCGACCTATTTCGGTCCGGGTGCGACGGCGGTTGCGCCTGAGACTGCGGCTCTGGCGCAGATGGCTCAGATTGATCCTAACAGCGAACTGGCGCGTCGATGGTTAGCCAGTTCAATCGCACAGCCTGGAGCCGCCGCACAGAACATGCTGGGACTCTGGGGTGGGATTGATCCTACAAGCTTGGCGATGGCTCAGCAGCTAGGCCAGCAGGTCGGTGGCAACCTGGCTCTTGGCAGCACACTGGATCCCACGACGCAGATCCAGATCCAGCAAGCAGCCCGAGCCGCACAAGGAGCGCGCGGGAACGTCTACGGAGTAGCACCGGCAGTTGAGGAAGCGTTGACTCAAGGTCAGGCGGGTTTAGCGCTTCAGCAGGCGCGTCAGCAAGCAGCACAGTCTTATTTACAAAGTGGAGTTAGTCCAGGCCAGACCGCATTAAATCTTTTACGCAACCAGCAGGGGGCAACTACCAGCTATTTAGGGAGTGGGCAAACGCCTTATCAGGCTGGAGCAGGATACTTGGCGAACGCTCAGCAAGCAGCCGCTGGTGCCGCAGCGGGTGGCCCAATGTATCAGCCAACTGGAATCAGTCAGAATCCTTATTCATATCTTAACCCGGTCTACGGGCTGAGTTCAGGCCAGAACGCTACTCAGATGTATAACCAGATGTTAAACGCCTACGGGATGCAATCGGCCGGTCAGAGCGGGGGCGGTGCTGGAGGAGCTTTGGCAGGTGGGCTTGGCGGGGCGATGAGCGGGGCGATGGGGGGAGCAATGCTTGGTTCGGTTGTGCCGGGTATAGGAACGGCAGTGGGAGCCCTGGCTGGCGGAGTTTTGGGCGGAGTTACGGGAGGCGCAAAAGGCTATTTTTCATAACTAGTTAAAACAGTGTTATAATATGCCATTAAAGAAGGGTAGTTCAAGAGCTGTTATTTCCTCGAACATAAAGGAAATGATTGCCTCTGGTCATCCTCAGAAACAGGCTGTAGCCGCTGCCCTTTCGACCGCACGCAAGAGCGGGGCCAAGATTCCGCGCCGCAGTTCGCCCGGGAGCCGTAAAGACCCTAAAGCTGGAGGGAGCTACTACTAGGAAATGGCCTATCCAACCATAAAGCTTGCTGGACCGCGCAGTTATTATCCGCGTCGAGCGTATGGTTACGGTTACGGAGCGCGGCCTTCGCCTTATGCGTCGGCGTTTACGGGTGGGAGCCAGTTCGGAGGCGATCTTGTTCAGGGAATCGCCAATATCATTCAGCAGAACCGGCAAAACGCGATTGCGAACCAGATATTGAATACCCAAAATGCACCTCGAGCGGGATTGGTAGCCCCTGGGGTGAACCCGCAGAGCGGAGCTGCCAACGTGATTCCGGCTGGAGTATCGACTGCTGGAACGGCACCGCAGACAGGGGGCACTTTAGAGCTAGCGATGCGCAATGAGCAAGCCAAGCAGGACTTGGCTAACCAGCAGGCGCAATTGGCGATAGCTCTGAAAAAGGCTCAGATCCAGGATTATATTGCGAGGGCTCAAGGTACTGGCCGCTATGCGCTTAAACCGACGCAAACGGTCGATTGGCATCAGCAGTTGCTAGAAGAAAAACAACGGGCTGCCCAGGACAAAGCGTTTGTGCAGTGGCAACAAAAGAATGCCCTGGATGCGCCGAAACTGGCAACGCAATTTGACAAGACTTATGGCAAGGGCAGCGCTGAGCAGTTCTATAATTCAGTTCAGAACGGCACGGGGATGAGGGGCAACCTGGTTAACGGCAACTTTATCCCGGATCCCAATGGCGACTATTACGCTTCTGACGCAGATGCGGCTCGTGGCAGCCAGGGAATACTTGGTTTAGGGGCGCGCCCTGCGACCTCTAAGGAACTGCAAGGTCAATTGATCAAGTATAGTGACCTACAATCTTATCTGGACAAAGCCCAACAGATTAGCGACGCAGGCGGTACACTCTATCCGACGCAGTACCCGAAAGAGATGATGGGTGTAGCACCTAGAGCGCAACTGGTCAATGCGCCGCCGACCGTGGCTCGGGCTATACCGGTTGCGCAGCCAACTGATACAGGAACACTTGGAGATGAGGCTTTAGCACAGGAAGTCGTCAACTCTGGTGCTGGTGGTGCTGCGGCTAATCTGCCGAGTCCGCAGACTCAAGCCGAGTATGACGCGATCCCGAGCGGAAGCGATTTTATCGATGTAGACGGGATACAGAAGACTAAAACGTAGAGCGTTCTTATGGCGCTGGAAGGTTTTACAGACACAACTGGCACCGAGTTTGGCGAGGTCGATAACCCGACCTACGGCGGTTATACTGAGCCAGGTTGGAACAAAGGTGCTTTTGGGGATTCGCTTACTGGCTGGGATAACCAGGGCTTTGCGTTGCCGACCAGGGTGCTCAAGCCCTATGGGTACGGAACCAAGGATTTTGCCAGTAACTTTAATCAGAATTACGAGATTCAGGCTTATAGTCCTGATACCGGCAAAGTCGTTACGGGGCCTTTGAAGGATATCGGGCCGGCGCCTGGAGCTAAGGCGGGGATTGATATGCTGGGCGGGAGCCGTTCGGCTCTTGGCTTGGAGCGCAACTTCAGTGGATCGATTCAGTACAGAATCGTACCTAAGGGTACACCAACGCCGGAGGCGGCTAGCCTTGCTAGTGCTCAGCCCGTAGATACTACGGGAACTGCTGCCGTTGCTCCGACTGCCGTTGCTCCGACTGCCGTTGGTGCGGATACAGTCACCCAGCAACGGATGAAGATACTTCAAGCGGCAATGGGCCTTACGCCTGGGGCGGCTACGGGCGCTACTCCGCAAGCGAGTACTGATACCGGATATGCTGGCTTAAACCTTGCTGGTCTCGGGGGCGGTGGTGGAACGGGCGTTAACTGGGGGCTTATCGATGCGATCCGGCGCAACCGTGCCGCACAGGCTTTGCGGACGCAGCAGGCGATACAAGGTGGTTCGCAATTAGGAGGTCAATTGACCCAGGGTGCCGGCAAACTCTATGGGCAGCTTACCAACTTGAATCCAGTGTGGAGTCCTGACTGGGCTAATCAGCAGGCTCAGGCTGCGGGCTATGCCAATTATGCGGCGATGCAGCAAGCTGGAGCGGTCTAACGTGCAATGGCTAATGGCGACAACGATCTCAGCGTTATTGAGCCTGAAGGTTTCGCGCTTGCACCGACAAGCGATGAGACGGTCGCACCAGTGCGCAAACCGTTTCAGCCGGTCGAAACCGCAGTTGCCGCAGCCCCTGTTCGGCAACCATTCCAGTCGGTAGATCAGGCTGCCCCGCCGCGTCAACCGTTTCAGCCAGTCGCTGGACCGGGTTGG